TAGAATACAAGAATCTATGTCTCAATGTTTAAAAGGTAAAAGAATAGCAATGCGTAGTAATACTGGTAATAATGTAGAGTATCAATGTATCAAGTCAATGGCAGAGACAGAGATATATTTAAATCAAAAGTCAATTAAAAAATTGATATTAGAATAATGAAAATAGCTTTGTTTATGATTCTCTGCTCAAGTGTAGCAGGTAATTGTCTTGAACCTATTAAGATAAATAGTTATAATACATTTTATGATTGTATGAGTGCTGGTTATTTAGAAGCTTATAATAAGAATAAAAGTATTGGAATAGATGATGTTAATACTTATAAGATGTATATTAAATTTATTTGTGCTACTGAAGAAGGCGAACAAATTTAACTATAGAATACATCTCTAGCAATCTTTTCTAGTTCATCTGTCAAATCTGTAAAATTAGTTTTACATTCCCTAAGCATAGCTGTTATAACACCAGCATTATTTTTATGAAAATGTGTGGTAACTTTATCCATTGGATAATTTTTTATCTCAGTAATAAATTGTCCTTGATTATTAATGATAAGCTTGAAGCCCATTAACTCAGCTTCTTTTCTTTTAACTCGTTTCTTAGATTTTAGTTTTCGATTCTGCTTCATTCTTTTTCTTCAGTAAATCTAGAAGAAAGTCATCATCAGATTTTGCTCCCTTCTTTTTTGTTAATGGTTTATCACCATCTTTATATACTTCAACAGTTTGTATTCTTGAAGGGTTAGTCATAAATACTGGAAGCTTTGTATTATCATGACTCTTTACCATAAAGAATCCATCCTCAGCTATACCAAATGTTTGTACATTTTTAATATCTATATCATCAGAACCTACTAAACATAAACGCATATTGTAAGTAGGACCAATAGGTTGTTTTGGTTTACCATCCATTCCTAATACTTGACTCATACTAATCTGCTATTGGGTCGTGTGTTAATGAAGCCATTTGTTCTAGTCTAGTTTTAGGTTCTTTACTTTCATTTTCAAAACTAATATCAGTACCATGGTCTTTTAAATTTTTATAAGTCCTTTTGGTATTTTTAATTTCTGGTTGATAACCTATGTTGCCAGTTTGATAATCATCATCAACTAAACTATCTACACTCTCTGTATAAAATTCATTTAACTTTTCATTGTTTCTTTTTATTTTCTTTTTAAGATGGTCTTTTAATTCATCAACTTTAACAAACAATATTTTATCTATCTGTTGATGTATACCATACATATTTAAATCATTTAATGCTGCAATAAGTCTGCGAAAACCTTTTGCTCTTTTCTCTAACTGTTGTATTTGTGCTTCTGATAAACTCATGAGTAATCCCTTTCAAGTATCATTTCAAGATAGTGAATAGCTTTTTCAATATCTTTTGCTTTGCCTTTTGATTTGTGTCTGCAGATATACTTAATAGCATTACCTTCTGCAAACAATAAATTGTTTTCATTAATAAACTCAGCAGGTTGTATCTTCATCTTTGAATAATGATTACCATCTACTTGTTTATTTAATGAGTCATATGTAGTACCTTTAAACATATCTTTGTGTGTCATTATAGTGGTCCTTGTTCTATCATTTTTTGTCTTCTTAATTGTTTTTCACTTGGTTGCAACATATCATTCAAATCATCTATTGTCAACTCTGGGTTGCGTTTTAATTTTTTTACTACCCATTTGTAAGACCAAGGTTGTAACTTAAATGTATCTCCACTAAAGTAATGAGTTTGATTAGGTAATAATGTTAATACATTTTTTACATTAACTTTCTTTTGTTCTTCTTCATTTAACAAAGTCTTTAACCATTCAACAAGAATAGCTTTAGCTTTATTTCTTATTGGTTTCATTTGTTTACTGTTCATTTTTTTCTTTCTTCTTTTGATGAAATACTTCATACCAAGTATCACACTCATCACAATTATACATACTTACAATATTGTGTTTTGATTCTGGATAAGTATCTTCAGTATCAAAATCATTATTCCATCTTACTTCTGCATTACAATAAAAGCATTTCATTTTTTATAACCTATACTATTTCTATTTTTATATAACTTTTGCCATGACCAAACATTTATTTTACTAGACCAATGATATATAAATAAAAGTATTCGTTTCATTTTTTTAACTTAAGTAATTTAAAATTATTTTCTCTATCAAAATATCTATATGACATTCTAACTGGTTGAAATTTATATACATAATCAAACACAATTGTTTCATCTAATTCTTTACAACTATAAACATCAAGCTGTACTAATGCTGGATTGTTTTCATCCCATGAGTGTAAAGTTATATGGGATGTTTCTATTATAGTGACACAAGTTAATCCTCTATTACCTTTAACTTCACAATACTTTGCATAAGGACCAGCAAGTATTTTCATATCTATATCTTTAATTAAATTCTTAGTCCACTTCCTCATCATCTTTAAATCTTTAGGAGGGTCTAAGACTTCTGCTCTTACTAATAAATGTTTATGCTTGAGTTCTTTTTCCATAATTTTTTAATTGGTTTTCATATTCATAAGTTATCTCTTCTACTAAAGGTTGTTTAACAACATCAGCTAACATAACATTCTTGTTAGCATATTTAAATACTCTTAAACCTTTACCATTATTTGTATCAGAATGACATTCCCATTTATGTGGACAGAACATACATCCTGTAGCTAAAGTTTTATTACCATTCTTTTCTGTTTTAAATTCATAACATTTTTCTGGTGGTGTATCTTTTTCTAATGTAGTTTTTAATTCTTTAATCAATGACTTAACATTTGGTTTTGCCATATCATCAGGTTTATAAAAACATATATCACCAGAAGATTTATCAACAACAAGAAAGCCACCTTCTTTAGTACCATTAGCTGTTTCATATCCTGATAACTGGGCATGATAACCAAAAGGGTCATCACCTACTAACTCACCACTCTTAAATTTTTTAAAACTAAATGATGAAGCTGACTTAACATCACATATCTCACCATCAATCTTACTATCTATATGTCCTTTAACACCATCAACTTCTACTTTCTTTTGTTGGTCTTCTACTTTATGACCAGCAAGTTCTGCTAAATATAAAATTAAATGTTCAATGATATGTCCATATAAAAATTTTAAATTTAATCCTGCGTCTTCATCTTGTCTATCTTTAGGACTATACTTGTCATACCATAATTGTCTAGCAGGTTTACCTATAACTGACATTCGTAATTGTCCTTCATACTTTTGTTCTTTAGCTGGTGAAGTATTCCAAGATAGAATTGCTTCTTTAATATTATTTAAGAACACATTTATATTTTCTTCTGTCATGTTAGCAGGTTTACCATTAGATATATCTGCTATAAGTTTTTTAATATCAGTAGCTAAAGTACTAATGTGTTTCTGACCAGTTGTTTCCAATTTTATATTCTCCATTTAGTGGACACCTTACATTTAATTGTTTACCTGCATCTATAATAGATTGTACTGCTAATCTTCCAAACTCATCTGCTCTATTTTCTTCGACTTCGTATTGAAATTCATCATGTACATTTACTACTGGAAATGCTTTGATTTGTTTATTTATAACATATTCTTCTAGGAGTGTCAACGCATACTTCATAACTGTTGCACCTGCTCCTTGTAATAAAGTATTTAAAGCTGCGTGTGGATACCTTATTATTATTTTTCTTTGGTCGAGTCCTCTGACCCATCTTCTTTGTGCAATTCGTTCCACCTTTTCTCGAAGGTGTCTAAGACTTGGTGTAGCTCTAAGAAATTTCTCTTTAATTCTTTCGCCATCTCTTTCCGAACCTCCAATGATACTTCCGATTTTTTTTGAACCTGCTCCATAGATGAATGCATATATAAAAGTTTTGCTTTCATCTCTTGACCCCAAACCAGCAGCAACTTGATTTGTAGTGTGTATATCTCCATTAACGACTTCATGTATATAATCCTTATCATTCATGTAGTGTGCTAACATCCTCAACTCAAGTCCTGAAGCATCAACACCTACTAATTTATAACCTTTGTTTACTGTCCATAATGCCCTACATTCTTTACCATAAGGAGAGTACACAGCAGGAATCTGAGCCATGTTGGGCGACTGGTGGCTCATCCTCCCTGTAATTGTACCATTGGTTATTACTTTGCCATGTACTCTACCATCTTCCTTAATTGCTTCTATCCAAGAACTGACTTGAGCAATTCTTTTCTGTAGCATTAAGTATCTGTTTATTAATTTAGCTTCAGGAATATTATGTATCTCAGATAATACTTTCTCATCTACAATAATATGTCCTTTATCAGTTTTCTTTTTTGGTTTCCATCCAAGCATAACTAATCGTTCAGCAATCTGCTGTCTTGAACCTAAATTAAATTCTTTGTATTTAACTTTAGTAAAAGGTACTCCCTTTACATAACCTCTTGCCTTGTTGTTAGACTTAGGTATAAACTCTGTCTCTATTTTTAATGGAGGAAAAGTTTCTCTAACTTTAGAAGTTAAATCATTCATGTCTTCTTGAAACTTACATTGTAATTCATAAGCATCAATTACATTTATTTTAAATCCTCTATCATGTTGCTTCTGTATTATCTCTGCAACTTTATGTTCTAACTCTATTGATTGTCCAAAGTCTTTTGTTTTATTAATTAAAAATTTATAAAGTCTTTCAGTTAAATCAACATCATTCCTACAATAAGTTAACATCTCTTCAGTAAAGAAATCAAATTGTTCAAAGTGTATTTTATTATGTCCTAACTTTGTACCCCAATTTTTTAATGAGTGTCCACCTTCTATCATAGGATTTAACAATCTAGATAATACTAATGTATCTGTCTTCTTACAATTAGCAAACAAATCATAACCAAATATTTTATTAACAACTGGTATATCAAATCCAATTATGTTATGACCTATAACTTCATCAGTTTGTTTTATAAAATCTTCAAACCTATGTAGCTTATCTTCTCTAAACTGATAATAAGTATCGCCATGTTTACAAACAATACACCATATCTTATCAGCAGTCATGGTTGTTTCAATGTCGAATACTACTTTATTAAAAGTCATCTGACTTTACCTCATTAAGTCTACCAGTATCAATGTCATATTTTAAATCACAACATGGACCAGTTATACCAGAGAATCTATTCTTTAATACTCTTATCCTTGTTGTGTTTCTAATATCAGGGTCATCATTTTGTGCATCTCTTTCTAATCCAATCACCATATCACTAAGCTGTCCTATACTAGCTGACCCTCTTAATTGTGATAGCGATGTTGCTGCACCTTCTTCATGTCCTTTACCATCTGGTCTTCTCAAGTGAGATACAACTATCATAGATACTCCTGTCTCTTGTACAAGTGTTCTAAGTCTAGTCATAATTTCATCTAATGCTCTTCTCTCATCTCCATGAGACTGGTCTGATACTATAATACTAACATGGTCTATAATAACATACTTACAATCTAAACCTTTAGCTAAGAACCTAACCCTTGAAACAATATTATCAATAGAGTTAGACCCAAAATGGTCAAACATATATACTCTACCAGTACCTACTGTTGCATCAAAATAAGTTTTCATTTCTTCTTTACTTACATGAACATCAGGTAAGTGTAATCTTTGATTAGCTTCAACACTCATCAAACCTTTTGAAGTTATGACTGGTGTTTCTTCTAACATTAATAAACCTATATTATCTTCTGTTGATTTTATAATGTGATGTACTACTTCTCTCATTACTTGGGTCTTACCAAGTCCAGACCCTGCTGTAAATGTCACTAACTCTGCAGGTCTTAAACCATATGTAATTTTATTTAATCCTTCAAAAGGATATTGAACAAATGATTTTGTAATTGGTTTAACAACTTCATCAAATAAAATATTAGCATTTATAATTCCATCTGGAGCAAATGTCTTAGCATCCCAAAATGTTTTATTATATATTTGTATTTTATTTTTTGTTAAACAATCTGAAGCATCTTTAAATCCTTCAGGTAAATGCATTATCTTACATTTTCCTGGAGAGAATAACTCTGCAACTTTCATAGCACCATCGATACCATGCTCATCATTATCAAAATTTATAATAACATTATCAAAATTATTTTCTAACCATTCTAAACTTGTCTTAATATCTTTAACTGCTGAAGTTATACCATTCTTTATACTCACAACTGGAGTGTGGTATGTTCCTTTTAACATCATCTGATAAGCAGATAAACAATCTAACTCACCTTCAGTTATTATACAATATTTATTTTTAGAAAAAAGATGTTGACCAAACAGCCCAGAGTTTTTTGTATTACCTTGTATACTAAACTCTTTTAACTTTGTGTACCTAGTCTTTGTTGCAATCTTTGCACCTTGTGTATCGTGGTATGGATAGTAATGGTTTGTTATTGTACCCATGTTATCCATCTTAACTGTCACTCCAAACTTCTTACAAGTTTGTTCTGAAATATTTCTATCTATGATTTCTGCATAGTTAGATTCTTTCATATAATTCTTTACTTCATATTCATTATTGGTATTTGTTGGTTGTAATTCCATATCATACTCTCTTATATATTGTTGACATGAAAAACAATAAGCAGAATTATCTGCATTCACAGATACTGCATCACTACTTGAACATAGTGGACAGGGTAAGTGAAACTTTACAAATCCATTTTTATTTATTTCTTCCATTGTCGCCCTTGTTGTTAATTAATTTCAAAAAAAAAGAAGCCGACTCTACTACAAGCCGACTTCTTCGAGGAGTAAAAAATGATGACACACTAAATGTCCTTCACTTTATCAGATGTTATACTAAAAATCTTCCTTAATGTCAACACCACTAGCAGAAGAATTTTCTATTTCAAAATCTTCTTTAGGAGTGTACTCAATTAAGTTAACTACTTGAACAGCTTGTAGGTCTAATCCTTTTCCCTTCTTACCTTTGAAGTTCCAATCGTAAGGTCTGTACATTACCTTTACCTTACTACCATTACCTACTATTTTATCAAGTGGTTTCTTTCCACCATCAACTAATGTTGGTTGTTGATTCTTATCACCATTAGCTTTCTGTACTTTTCTTTTGAATCTAATTATATTAGATATTGTCTGTTCATCTACAACAGTTTCACCAACAGAGATTCCTTGACTTCTAAAATCTTCTGCTGTCTTATCGTCAACTGCTAAATC